TCCGGCATGCAGCCGGTTCCACTAGAGAACCAGTGCACGTCGTGCTCTAACCAGGCTTTCGCCAGGTGAAGGGCACTGCCAGTTACCGAAATTGGCAGAGAGTATTTTATTCCCGGTCGCGCTCTACGACTCATGTCGAATGTCGCGCCGGGTCCCATTCCACAACCACCAAGGACTTTAGCAAAACTAAACCTACCTAGAAGCGAAGCTATTTTCAGACGGGCCCGCATGATTGCGGTTTCTGTCTGGTACCCTAGGTACACTCCATCTCTAAGTTTTCTGTTAGTCTCGCGGGTCTGCTCCTCAGCAGACTCCCACTTAGCTAAAGCTACTTGTTTCGTATCGACACCACTGGCAAGTCCAACATACTTTCTCAAGTAGTTGTACACCAGATAGTCTTTACGGAACTCGTCGGCGTGGCGGTAGTGGCAAGGCTGGGGCATCGTCAATTGCTCGACGAATTCCCGATCACTACTCTTTAGGAGAAGTGACGCCTTGAGGGCGTAAGGTGTATCGAACTTGGCGCAAAGACGCTGAAAAGCGACCTTGACACTATCACTAGTGTGCGTCATGAACTACGCTACCTTACCAGAGACTGGCCAGGGTCTCTACGGCCGCAACCACCTGGGCATTGCCCTGGAGGTTAGCCATCATCTTCCGCGCATTCTGGCGGTCGAGGAGGCTTGAACGTTCCGGAAGCAGGTATTCCGTGAACGATCGCGGGATGTAACTGACGACGGGGGCGGGAGCGATGCCACTGACCGTGCTGTTGGTGATGTTCTCCAACACCGGCTGGTGCATGCCGACCTTCACCCGAACCATTCGCTTGCTCGAAGACTCCCCGGCAGAGGGCGGCCCAGGCCGCTTGCTCTCGATGGAAATCTTCCAGTAGCCGATTGGCGACGACTGGCTCTGGTCTTCAAACCAGAACACGCCGTTCTTGTCAGGGCCCAATGGGATGAAAGTGTGATTTACAGGGGTTGCCTGCGCGTCCGCAAGGACGATGTTAGTGGCGAGAGCCATCTAGCTTCCTATCTAAAGGTTAATTGAACTAACAAGTTACTTTTCCCACCTAGTTTCACCATGCCACCGTTGCTCAGGTTTAAACCTTAGCGTCGGTTTTCCGGCATAGGGCTTAGGGGGTGTGAGCTGATCGAACCACCGGGCCTTCACGGCTCGGGGCGCGGGCAGTCGCTGCGCGAGAAGCGCAGCTGCGGTCAGCAGCCTACCAGAACTTAGGTCAGTATTGAC